TTTTTAGTTTCATCACCGCCGGTAGAACCAATCGCATCAGCATAGGTAGCAGTTACAACATCTGCACTAGTACCTCCCATATTATCAGCACCTAGTGGCATTCTACCTCTCATATCAGGTACTTTAAAATAACCTGTTGTTACAGTAGGTGAAGCACCAAATTGGTAACCAATAACATTGTATAATTCTGAATATTCTGTAATTAGATACTCTGAACCATCACACATTAACCAACCTACTGGTGCGCTGATTCCTGCATACGGAAGGATTACACCAACAGGATTGATAGGAACAGCATCTAGTAAATTGCGTCTTGTAATTTTATATAAGCCTGTAGAACCAGTTGTTCTGTTTAATATAAGCTCGTCATCGCTTTGGCTAGTTGTAGTTTCTGTCTTAGATGAAATGATAGCGTTACCAATTGTGGTATTAAATACTTTAGTCGAACCGCCTGTTTGGCCATCAAAGGTAACATCTGCTGCTACAACGTCACCTGTAATTCTAAACGTACTTGCAGAAGTTAGTTTATTAGCACTTCCTGCAATACCTGATACTGTACCATTTACGTTACCTGTTAAATTACCAACAAATGTTGTCGCATAAACATTTTGCCATTTAGCATTTGTAGTACCTAAATTACGAGTGTTATTTCCATCAGGCACTGTGTTTGCTAAGGTTGTTTGTGCAAACATTCTTGTATCGCCGCCAACATTTAAGTTTTTAGCAATACCAACGCCACCTTTAGTAATTAAACTACCAGTTCCAATCGTAGAACTTTGAGTTGTACCATTAATATATATGTCTGAATCGGTCTGTATGTTCCCAACTACGTCGAGTGCTTCGTCTGGTGCTTCGTTGTTGATGCCTAAACGTTGTGTAGAATCTACACGCAAAACTGTTCTAGTTGAGCCACCTGATTTAATCTGTACGTCAATGTTAGATCCTTCAATCTGTTGGCGAATAATACCTGCTTGACCTTCAACACCTATGTTAAGTGCAGCATCTGTACCAATAATAACACCGGTATTATTTTGTATGTTTACCGGAAACAATGATGTACTAGTTGTATCACTTCGTAGGAAATTACCTGCTAAGACTGTTTCATTATTTACAACCAATGCGTCTGCTTTTTCAGCGGTACCGTAGTATTTTCCAACGCCGTTGCCACTTATATTTCTACTAGATAAATTTACTCCAGGCTTAATTGTAGTAAATCCTGGAATAACTGCTTTAGGTGTGAACTGTTCATTTGAAATAATTGCTACTGGTTGTGCTTCAACTTCAACTAATACAACAGTATATTCTGCATTATCTGTACCTGTAACAGTTAATGGACTTGTACCGGTTGACAAACCATCACTAAATGATGGTCCAACTAGTACCCAGCCCGATCCTGAATTAAGATACAGTTGTTGGTTATCAGTATCAACCCAAATATCACCTGTTTGTGTAAGTGCAACATCAGGTTGATCTGCTCCTTTGTTTAAGCCTCCTGCAGGTACCCAACTTGTGCCGTCGTAAACTTTTAACTGTTCTGCACCTGGAGTAGTATCATACCACAACTGTCCTTCTGTAGGGCGGGCAGGTTCTGTAGCACTTGCGAAATTTTCTAACAAGTGTAGGAAATTTTCAGCAATAGCAGTACCATATGCTGTAGTATTTTTACCAGGAAGTTTAAGCGTAGTAGTTGTATCAATTGTTTGATCAACTATTGTAATAGTACCGTTATTTGCTTCGTCTGTATATGGAATAGTATATGGCATCTATTACACCTCGTTAAAACCTGACAACGATTGTACCCTAACGGTATAATCAATCTGTATAAGTCTATTCAAGCTCTTTTGTACAGGATGGAAGATAACGTGTGTAAGCAGACGTCCTGTACCTGTGCTTGAATATGCTCTTAATCCTAACTCATCAAAGATATACGAACTATTTTCATCAGTAGCATTGTCAAATGCATCTTGTCCACTTGGTTCGCCATAATCTAATAAACAAGTAATAACAATATCAGTGTAGTTAGTACCACTAACGTGACGTGTTTCGATCTTGTTACGTATTGGGTCTAAGTTATTAACGCTTCTATCGTCAATTACCTTTGAATAAGTTTCGTTGTATAAACTAGCATTTGTACCAGTGCTGTTTGGAGTTAGATATGTGATAATTCCGGTAGGGTCAACAGATGTGCCACCGTTACCAAAACTCATCTCATATATCCATCCAGTACCGCCATTACCAATACTCTCTGCTAGAGATATACTCATATTTTCGTAATGTATAGCATTGCGCTTATCAATTAATACTTCACCTGAGTTAGGATCGTGTATTTTGATATGCCCTTGTAGCAATACACCGTTTAGATCATTAAAATTGTCTGCCATTTTTATCTTCCTGCTATACTATTTATCGTGGTAAATCCGTTGTCTTATCACGTAAGAATCTTGCTATATCACTATCTGCTTGAGATAGTGGAACTCCTATATCAGTCCAAGGTTTACCTAATTTTCTAATAATGCTAACTTTTACACCTATGTCAGGAGCATCAGTTAACGTTAAGGTACTTCCACTTACACTAAATTCTGCTGTGTGAGTTTCGTCACCGTCAGTTGAATCCTGTGCAATCTCGTTATTATATACTTCAACATCGTCTTTGCGTAAACGTCTACCGCCTACAAATACTTCTATTAAATCCTTTGCAGAACCAAAACGCTTGTTTAATAAAGTTTCATCGAACGGCAATTCAAATGTAGATGTTGTACCATCTGCTGTTACAGTAATTGTTTCAGTTTCGTCTCTGTAAGGCATATTTGTATCTACACCTTGTTCAATAAATTGTGTACCTGCATCATACACTGCCTTAACGCCCGTTCCTAATGTACCTCTACGTATTTGATTTAATGTATTACCAGTTCTGTTAAAGAATTCAATACGCTCTCCATCTAAGAATATTACACCAGGATACTTAGCATCATATTCAGGTTCTGGTAAGCCTGTAGCATCTACTACTTCAATACTTTTATCGTACCAGTTTAAATCTTCTGCTAGTGTATATACATCATCTAGACGCTTGTAGTGTGTTCTATTGAGCATATCTTTAAACTGTCTCCAACCAAATTTGTCAGTAACAATTTGATCTGCAAAATGTATTACTTGTATTTTGTCGCCTTCTGCAGGTTGTTCTGCTAATTTAACATAGCGTCTATTAGAAGTTAGACTGTAGTCAATGCTTGGAGATAGCAAGTTTCCGTTTACAGAAATCCAAACATATTCTGCATTTCTTGCAGGTATGCGTAACGCAACCATTCCTTTCTGTAACATCCTAAATTCGTAATACTTGTTAGTACCAGGTGTTAATTCTGTTTTTTCAGTTACTTCTACGGTATAACGCTCTATGCCTTGCGTGTCGTGGTTGCTAAATTGATAAACTGTTATCACATCGTTATCGTTATACGAATTATCAAAATAAATCGTTGCAGGAGTATCTACAAAATTATTATCGTCTGTATAGTAACCAAATCTGTATTCTCCGCTAGACATAACAAATATCTTAAGTTCATCGCCTGCTGTTGCAATACCTCTTTCAAGTGTTACAGTGCTTCCTGGCTGCGAGTCCGATGCTAGACTAGAATCAAAACTGCCAGCACCTTCAAACGTCCACTCTTGTAAGTATTCTAACTTTCTATCGTTTAGATAAACTTCTAAATCATAATAGTTTAGACTTGCTATAGGAATCTGTGCTAAATCAAGTTGGTACTCTCTCTGGCTTCCTGTTATAATAAATTGCTGGCTGTATCCTGCATCTAATACCGTATCATTAACCTTAACTACTGTATAGAATTGCAACGGTGCTTGTGCTATTGGTCCAGTTGAATCTGCAAAATTAAACTGTGTAGTACTACCATCTGCAACAAATGTATCAATGCTAACTTGACTATATTCAACATTAGTTTCGCCGCCTGCGGTTAACATTACACTAATTCTAGCACCGTCTTTAGGAGGAGTAGGTGTTTTTACAATAAAATTGTTAGGATAATCGTAACTATCATCAGATCTGATCAAAGTTACTTCGGTAGCCACGCCATCGACAGTAACAAACGCATCAGCATCATCTTCCCAACGAGCATTAGTTAAGAATTCTACAGTTGCTCCATCACCTTCAAATACATCAATATCTAAGATGTTTGCAGCAGAATTTCCTAAAGTTATTAGACTAATTCTAGCATTACTAGCAGGCGCAGTATCAAATGTTATCTGACCTGTTGCATAATCTATTGTATAATCATCAGTTGTTAGATTAGTGTATCCTATCTTAACGAATAAGTTTTCTGCCTTAACTGGAATAGTACCTATATTAAATACTTTGGTTACTCCGTCTCCGTAATAATTTCTTGATATTATCTCGCTTGTTCCACCTATTGGTCGTTCATAAACTGTAATATCTACAGTATCAAGTACTTGCCCAGGAACAACTTCTTCAGGTCCTTTTGATGTAGTTGGTGTTACAAATCCGTCGCCATCAATATTAATATCTGCCGCCGATAAACCAGTAGCAGTTGAATATGCTATGTCGCCTCCAGATAATTGCGTGTCGTAGCTATCTGGGTCTGGTAAGAACGAACCATCTGATGTTGACTTACGAACAATTATTACCACTAGATCTTCATCAGTATTTACAGTTGTTGGTATACCTAATTCATCTAAGAATATTGTAGTAGTTTCTCCATCGCCTGTTATTGGCAACATTCTTGCTGCTGGATTAGATTCTGTACCTATAGTAGAACCATCCCATTCTGGATCATCCATTCTTTCGTTGCGTACAAGAATATTACTAGAATCATAACCTAATCTGTAAATGTTATACTCAATACCATCTGCCAACGGATTGCTAAGTTCAATGCTAACAGTAGAACCATCTAGTTTAAATATCTCATCTTCAAATGTTGTATCATAGATATCCCATCCTTGAGTGAACCAAGGATTAGAATCCCATCCTGTAGTACCACCAAACTCAAATGACCTAACTTCTACGCCACCGTAATCAACGCCGTCCATTAACTGGCCTAACGTTTTACCAAATTGATCAGCAGTTGGTTCGTATGCTAAATTGATACGATCCTGTGCCTTCAACATATTAATGTCTTTATAGTATTCTACACGCAACTCTTGTCCAGCAACCGGAGGATCAACGAACAGTATCTGTCCTTGATAACGATCGTATCCTTTAGAAGTATCTAATAGATTGCTGTAAGTGTATTGGCCTCCTAGAACTTCGTCATTGTTTAGATAAACTGCTACTCGAGTAGTTCGTAAATCCATTGGCCATTCTAGGTCAAATTTTATCTTATTGCCGGTCGTTGCAAATGTTTCAGTTGTATCGAGCGAAACAAATTCATAAACACCTGACACTCTATCAAACTTAACAATAGTATGCATAGATCTTACAGGACTATCGCCAATAATTGCTACTGCTTTTGCCTCTCTGCCGCCTTCTGCAACATTGCCGTTTATCTCAACAGTAGGTGCACTTAAATACCCGCTACCTTGGCTTACGATGTTTATAGCACTTAATTGGCCGCCGTGGCCAAGCGATGCTGTAGCAGTTGCACCTGTTCCACTTCCTGTAATTTTAATCACAGGAGCATTAGTATATCCAGAGCCTGCATCTGCTAATTCTATTCTTAATACCTTAAAGCCTAAATTATCTGCCCAATTTTTGTTAGGATACGAATCTAACTCTGCACTTTGATTTACTATTTCACTATCAATTACTTTAACTACTTGTGGCTGTATTCCTTCTTCTGTGCTTACATAGCGTGCAGGTAAATCAAAATCAGATACCATTGATTGCGAGTTATCGATCTTATCATACGAACTTAGATACTCACGAATCTTAGTTTTATAAGGCTTAACTTCCTTAATATAATCTTCGTAGTTAGGTAAATTATCATTTTGGAAATTTACGTGTTGTGTAAGCTCACCAACATTATGTTGTGCCTTAACAAACGAGGTCTTAAATGCCCAGTCAACATATCCTTGTTCTGCAAATACATAACGTAAACTTGCAAAGAATAATTTGTTATATTCTACTGCTAATTCATCTACTAAAATATCATCACGTAAAGTTTCTAAGATAATACGTGTTTCGCTTGACGGTAAGTTATCAAATGTTAATGCGTCAAAACTAGTTACATCGTAACCAACTAAACTTTCAACTGTATCGTAAAGCGTACTCTTAAATTTAATAGTTCCATTTTCTCTACCAACAGTTTGATAATTTACAGAATAATCTGTGTTTTCCTGTTCGGCAATCTTTTCTAGTAACAACCAGCCACCAGTGCCTACAGTTTTAATCTTAACAATATCACCAACGGTATCATTTAACGAATCTAAATCGTATGAATTATCTATTAAATGGTCAATTTCTGTAAACGCACTGTAACCAGTTGCATACCAATCAATGTAGTTCCAATACAAACTTACATCATATGCTTGGCTCTCAACTCTTATCCATTCCTTGGCGTCCGTGTCTCTTTCATATAACGCCCATTTACCATTCAATGTTTCATCAGATTCTACAAGAACTGTATATCTACGAACGCTTAAACGTGTACTAGATGTATAGTATTCGCCTGCATTTTCAATAGTAACATTAGTGATACTGCCGTTATTATCAATTTCTGTTGTTATAACCGCATCTTGTCCTGTGCCAATAATTGTTACTGTAGGAGCTCTTAAGTAACCTCTACCTACATCATTAATATCAACACGAATTATTTTTCCATTCTCAACAACAGGAGTTAATTGTGCTTGTCTTGCTTTGGCAACACCTACAAACTGTAACTCAATTAATGTATCAACTGTTCTATCGTATCTATTGCTTGACAATAATGGCGGCTCATCTCTTTGTACTAGTGCAGTAATATCTTTGTCGTCAATTAACAAAGTATTAGCTAAAACACCGTTAACTCTATCAACTACCTGTTTTAATGCTTCTGCTCTATTAACGAACCAGCCCTGGCGAGGTCTGTTTAAGACTCCATAACGTTCCTTAGGACTTAATTCTGGAGCAGGTACTTGACGGTTTGCACTATCAAATCCAACTAGACTATCAAACCATTTTGCTTCAATATCTCTGCTCGGTTTGCTAGAATCTAAACCTTCAGTCAATATTTGATATCGATTATGTATGTTAATTTCTTGATTATCAATAGTCCAGTATTGAATACTTAGTGCTATATCATCACCTCTAATAATAGGTTCGCAGTTATATAAAGCAAACTCTGTTGGACTAATAAATGACATAAACCTATATCCCTGCCCTGCAGGATCTATGATTAGGTCTGCTACATCCTTAGCCGAAAGAGTTCTGTCCTCAATGTTAGGTATTGTTGTTTTATTTCTAACCCAATAGTAAAAATATGTAGTAAACGTACCTGAAACAGAATCATACACACGCTTAGTAACATATGCTTCGTCACCGTACTTAGTGGTTCCTGTAATACCTTGATTTATACCATTTTCTGTTCCGCTTAACTTATCCCATTCTGATGGCAAATATTTTGATTCAACCCATTCGTAAATATCAATAGTATTAATATTTGCAAACTGTTTATTCCAGTTGTTAGCACTAAAAATTACATTACCTTGATAAGGATTTATAAATTTAGCATTAGTTAGATCCCACCATAACTGTCCTATTTGGCGATTATCCCAACTATTTGTTTCGTCAACATTTACATTAATACCAGTAGTATATGTTGCTGGATCGTAATAAGTTTTATATGTTAATTCCTGTTCTGCAGGTCCTGCAATTTTACCTTGCAATACATCAATGTAGTCTAAATATTGTACTAGTTCTGTAGTCTTAGTATCATACAACATTACACGTTTGATCTTGTTAACATCAACTGTTTGTTTCGCAGAATTCAACACGCTCCATATAGTTGTATTATCAGGAATCCTATAATCAACTATAGTTCCTTGTCTAGTTGCACTATAATATAATTTTGGTAGCCCTGCATAAATGTGATTGTTGCTGAGTACAAGATTTCTTCCAAAGAATCTTACGTCTTCATCGTCAAAATCAACAATTTGTCCAAATAGTAAATTATCGTTTATTCTTTGATAAACGTGTACCGTTCCTGAATTTCTATTGTATGCTCTAAACTTTGTAAACTCTCTATCAAATGTTGTTTCGTTATCATCAAAACTAGTTTCGGTAAAGGCATCACCGTTCTTAGACGCAACTGCTAATCTATTGCCATCACATTCTACTCTAAATCCAAATAACTCTGTTCTTTGTTTTTCTGCGCAAGTCAACTCTTGGACTAACTCAAAACGTTGATTAATCTGTCTATAAACAAATACTTTACCGTGATTAAGTTTCACAGAATCGTCTTCAGGAGCACCAACAACTATCATCGTACCATCATTGCTGATAGACACACTTATACCATATTCAATATCGTTGGACGGAGCATCAATAGTTTGTGCCAGCTCATAATGTCCGTTGTAGTTTCTATAGATTGCTAATCTATCATTTTTAATTTGATCGTATACTGTTGATACTATTAATACTTCACCGTTACCACTAACATCAAAGTCTTTTGCAAATTGTGTTAGATTACTTTGTTCAATAATGCTACTATCTAGATCAACTAAACGAGAACTATCGTGAACCAGTATGCCAACACTGTCGCCAGCAGCATTTAATCCAGTATCATTTGGTACATATCCAAGGTACGATCTAACCCCGTCAATTAACGACCAGTCATCTTCATCAAAAGCACCTGCAGATGTATTTGTTAATGCTTGGTATAGTTGGTTGTCAAGATAAACAATATCATTTTCAAAGTAGTTTCTTGTTTCAGAAAATTCTCCTTTGTATTCCTTATCCTTGCCTAATTCCCAAGAATAAGTATAACCGTTCTCAACGCCATTCTTAAGCACATAAATTCTGCCTGGACTATCTTGTGTTCCGGCACCTGTTGCTTTAACAAATAATCTATAAAAATCTCCAGATTTTGCAAACTTTAAATCTGATCCTAGATAAAAATCGTCACCAAGATTTTCTAAATTACCTCTTGCTTTGTAATCATTAATTTCAGGTACTAGATAAGAATCTACTTTAATAAACTGTCCTGTTCCACGTCTTTCATAAATGTGGAACATACCTTGATTTTCATATAGGCTTGCTTCACCTATTGCACTAGCTGAAACTTTATATACCTGTGTCCAGTCATTGTTATTTTCACTTGGTGCGCTTGGTTCGCGTCTAATACCATATACGTCAGCAATATCGTATAACCAATATTCGTGATTTAAAATAGTATAATATTCGTCTGTTGCAGCAGCGTCCGCCGGTTTTGTTAACGGAATGTTTGATCCTGTATCAACAACGATCAGTTTGCCAATATCTTCACTAGCAAGACCTAAACTACGCGATTGAATCTGACCAAATACTCTAGTAGTTCTATACAAGATGTTTGGATCTGAAGGGACTCCGACAAATTCAATTTCTCTGTTTTCACCAAATAAATTACCCGCAGCCCAAGTACCGCTAACACCTTTAACATAGATTCTAGTATTAAACGTATCAAAGCGTTGATAATAAACAATTTCTGCCGTTCCTAAGTTAGTCTTATCCTGTACAGTTAATCCTACCTTTGGTTCAACATAGTTAGTCGCATCGTACGGGTCAGGCTCTGTTAGATATACATCAATATAACCGTCCCATAAGTCACTAACTTCGTGTTCTTGATTTAATGTTGTAATAGGTATACCAATCTCAGAAGGGTTATTCCAAGGAAGTTCATCTATTGGTTCGTAATATTCGCTATCATATGTGTAATCATCGTCTACATCAACCGTTGCTGTATTAAGGATTAAGAAACTTTCATTGTCGCTTGTATGATCCTTTTTAACACGCCAATAGATATTAGTAAACAAATCATTTACATATTTTAGTATTTGTCCAGTTGAGTAATTTGTATCTGTTTGCCACTCCCCGTCTTCGTATACTGGAAGAGGGTTATAAAATAATCTAAACTTATCGCCAAAGGTTAAATTATCCGTTAATGACTTAGGTGCTCTGATAACAAATCTTGAATCAGGGTAGTTATCTGTTACTAGATAAGGTTGTCCGTCATATGTTAATGTAGTAAGTTGACTATTTCTAGTATCATAACTAGATACTACTGTTGTAGCATAATCTAAAATGTTATGATAATATCTATCTGTGCTATCATCACTTACTTCAGTAATGATGTCTTTATATACTAAACCTCTACCTTCGTCAGCAGTATCTGTTCCAACTTCGTATGCAGCGTTAGTAGGAATCAACCAATAACCACCAAATCTATCTTCAAGGCCAACAGAAGTATCAGTAGGTGCCGAAGTTACATATTCACCAACGTATTCACCAATGCTTGTAGTCAATGAGCCTTGTAGACCAAATGTACCATTAATATCCTTAACATAAATTGTTGTTGCTGCTGTTACGGTACTTTCGTCTGATGGATTGTATGTATAAGCAACAGTACCAAATCCGCCAGCAACTTCTACAATCTGTCCAACTAAAGGAATAGTATTTGTTTCTTGTACAAATAATACAGCATCAATCTTATCCTTAATTGTAAGATTTCCTGTGAAGAATGAACTGCTAAGTTCGGATATTGCGCCTATGAACGGTTCGGTTTCTGTAGGAGTATCCTGTGTTTGATATGCATAAGATAAGGTGTTCCATTTAACCTGTACTAAATCATCTACTTCTGTACCTTCGTACATATTTTTAGGAGCTCTTAGCAAGATATGATCCGTTGTAATATTTGTAAACGGATAATTACCTGTTAAAATAACAGGTACTTGCTCATCATCACTATCATCTAGGTTAAGATCTACTACGATCTGTGCTACAGACTCATAACTATCAAAAATGATATTGTCTTCTTCACCTTCAACAACCTCTACTGCTTTCCATAGTGCGTCTTGATATCTTACTACTTCATTAATAGCATAATCAGTTGCAGGATCCCAATTTCCTTTGTACGAAGTTTTTACGTTTGATGCGTTAGGAGAACCTATTGCTAAGAATTTACCATCAGGTGATATAGCAATGCTTGCGCCGAAGCGTTCTAAATCAGCAGCAAGACCTGATTCAGGTTCAATTTCTTGCACTAATTGATAAGAGCCACTGTTTCCTGCTCTAGTGTAAATGAAGACTTTACCGTCCCCGTTGTCAGGAGCACCAACAGCAAGAACGGTGTTCTTACTATCAGTTGCTAATGCTTCGCCGTAGTTGTGATCTATACCAGGATCGGTGTTTGTTATAACCTGATGTTCTGCAAATCTTCCAGTATTATCTAATACCGACCATTGACCAGTACCAGTGTCATCGATCCAAATACGATCTATTCCTTCTTCGACTGTTTGTAATAGTGTATTTGCTACAGTAACATTACTAACTCTGTTATCTACAAAGCGAGTAATTCTACCTTGTGCATTACTTTCATCTGATAGGCCAATTACACTAGATTCAATTTCTATTCTATTTCCTGATACCTTAGAAATCTTATAAAAACCATTATTAAAATTAGTTACATTATAAACACCTATAATTTCTCCGGCAATTAAATAGTCTGGTGTTGAAGTCAATATTAGTGCTGCACCACCGTCTATAGCAAGAAATTCTTCAATGTCTAAATCTGTTCTAACGTGAGTATAAACATTCCATTCTAATCCGTCATTGCCTACCCATAAAGTATTCCCAAAATCACAATTTAAGAAATCAACATTTAAGATAGAATCATACGTTGAAAGTATGAAGTCAACATTCTCAGGATTTACGTATCCGCTGTTCTTAGTGTATGTTGTACCGACAGTTGTTGCAGGGAACGGAGCGTGATCGTAATCTGCAGGTCTCAAATATGTTTCGTACGGACGTATTCTATAAACTAAATCAGTTTCGTCGCCTGTGATACTATTAACTAACTCAAAACTTTGAGGTGTTAAACGCATCTTAGATTCGTCTAAAATATATTCAACTTCTTCAAAACCGTCTGCTGCGCCGTATTGACCTACCTTAATTGCCCATTCTTCATAAAAATCTAAACTATCTTTATCTGCTGAACTTAATACATCAAACAATTTATCAAGAGCGTTGCGTGTGCCCTTATCTTGTATCATACCTTGATAGAATTTATATTGCGAAACATCGTCGTTAATAATATTTGCTAGGTATTTTCTATTTTGATAGCCAATCAAATGTTGTGCAAACTTTTGCTGGTCAACGTCAAAGTTATCAGTATCTAAATCATAAAAATCAGCAAACTGATTGATCTTGTATTCAAAGTTAGGTATTAGACCCATTTCAGGTTTATCTGTTAAACGTACCCATTCGTTAGCATCAAATACCTCTGTTCCAGAAATCTTATTTCGTGCTGAATAATAAAATTCTTTATACTTGACCAAATCTCCAATTGCATAGTCCTGCCAAGGTTGCCATTCTGTAATTTTAGCATCGTCAAATATAAAACCAGGGATATTAATAGAGCCGTCCCAGTCAGTAGTTCTATAACCTAACACACGAATACGCTCTTGTCTATAACCCGGTTCTTGGTCAAATATAACATCACCAAACACTGTTGTATTATCTATTAGTACAACGTGTTCTTTTTGCACTAACGATAGTCTAACAGCATAGATGCCATCTTCCGTTATTTTAGTACGGATAACAAATTCCTGAGGATTCTCTCTCGTTAAGGAAACAAACTCAGGTAAAAGTTTCTTACCATCTGCTTTCAATAATTTATAACCATAAAATGTATCGTAAATATCGTCTACGATTGCATATTGCGATTTAAATTTAAGTTGGAACGCACCTGGGCTCAACGATATAACGGCACCTGCTTCCCAGTTCTGTGTTGTCCAGAACATAAATTCTCTAGCTGATGTTTTCCAATCAGATACTAATTTATCTTCAGTTATGCGATAATCAAATACAAATCCTTGAGATTCTAGATAATGTCCATAACCTAATAGGAAATCAACAACATCTTGGATAGAATCTAAAACCGTACCGTAAGGGATTGTGACAGATTTTTTACTAAATCTCTTATGGAAATATGCTTCGTGTCCGCCAACTAATGGTAGTGCAGGAAGTTTGGTAAACTTAGTTCCATCAAATTGTGTTCCACTAGTATGAGTTTCTGTAGCTCTATAGTATGTGTTTTCATAATCAACTATCATACCCCTTGTGTATAGTTTTTCTGAATTCCAATATACAAAATTTTCACTTATACCACCTACGTTGATTAAAGGATCACTAGCAATATTCAATGGCGGATAATATGTAAAATAAGGTTGATCATTATTATAACCTCTAACAATAAACCTTTGTGCTTGTTTTTCGATAATAACACCGCTGTAATACACGTTTTCTACAGGCACACTCTTGTTTAAGAAAATCTTATAGTTCTCTTCTGGAACAAAAACATTACCTTCGTTGGAAGGAGTACGACTGTCAAGAATTAATTTAAACTTATCCTTAGACGTGAAACCTGCAAGTTTAAAACCAATTTGGTTATTAATCGCTTGCAAATTTTCTATATATGAACTGTATGTTGCATCAACGTTTGAAGCAAGATAATCATAAATGTAATTTACAAATCCAGATGTATATGTTCTTTCTGACGCATTAACACTATTAGGAAATTGTAAATCTTCTAAACGAACTTGTCTATTTGGAGAATTGTAAATTATATCTCCAACAAGTCCTCTCTTTTGACGCAATCTATCAAAGCCGGTTGCTATTGATCTAGTTGGCTGATTTAAAAATATTGATGTTAGTAACGCAAAAGGATACTCAGAACTTCTACGCCACGCAGTTTCAACAGGAGACCAATCACCGTATTTAAAATCAGCATTTAATGATGTTGTTTCAAAAGTCTTAACATAATTACTTTCAATCGGACTTAGCAAATTTCCATCATCATCAACAGGTATATGACTAGTTAATCCTGGACGAGCATATTTGCTATTAATACTTGGTAACCCGCTTGGATCTCTAATAGTTCCTGTTTCAAGGTCTTCCCACAATATTAAATTATTACTTGTATAAGGAGCTTCACCGTATTGTTCATCCCACCAAGTTGGCTTAATAGTAAAACCTAACATTTCCCAAGGATGTGTATGCGGGCGATCTGTATCGTATGCTTCTTGATATATTGATCTCCAATATCCTGAAATAGCATTACCTAATGGTCCTGTCATATTTGAATGGTTATAGGTAAATGAATTTTCTCTATCGTATGTTGGATTAGCAGTATATTCTTCGTCAGTTAATTGTACCCATTGTACAAAATCACTTAACATAGAATCGTCTATATGGTTACGGGTTAAACCTTCATTAGTTCTGTATATACCGGATACAAAATCGTGTATATCAAACAAATTAGGATCGTATGTTACCTTAATATTATTATAGATACGTTTTTCTAATTCTAATAATAAATCGTCTCTGTAATCGCCAAAAGCAATAATAATACTACCATCGTGCCCTTGTATTACTTCCTGAGATTCTAAATAAGTATCGTCTATGAATTTGCTAGGTTCGTACTTTGGATACAATCCTAACTTAGTCGGTGTTGGTGGAACAAAACTACCATTAGTAGTTTCATATTCGTAAATCTCAATAATATCACCAATTGCCTTTTCTGTAGTTATTATCGCAAAACCTTGATCGTTAAACGTATAATCTTTACCGTGCAATAATTGCACTTCGTTTTGATATATTTCTACTGACTTATCGCTAGCGGTATTGATATCAAACACGCTAGTTAATGCAAAATAAATTGAATCAGGATCTTCTATTTCAATTGAATTATAAACAGCAGCACCAAACGGAACCATATCCGAAAAATAGAATGGCATAATCTTGGTCTTATCTTTAAACATTTCGATAAGAATCTTATCTACGTGTTCTTTAACAGGACCGCTAAATCCTAAGTCATATGCTATTTGTAAGAACAAACGTTTAAACTTGCCATATTCTCTACGAGCATATTTTAATGCTTTAACAAGATTAGCATCTTTATTAACTAAATGATAGAAAGGTAAATTTAATGGTGCAGAATGTTTTACAATTCTCTTACCGTATTTTGATACTGGTCCTAAATCGCGAAGATTGCTCGTACCTGGGAACAACCCGCTAAATTCATCAACTTCTTCAATAATTGTTCCAACGTGATCGTTAACTTCTCCTAATGTAAACTCTGTAATATCTTTGTTTAAAGGATTGCGTTCTAAACTAGCAGGTACTTCATACAAACCATTTTCATTCTTTGGTGCTAACGAGCGTGTTTTTAAAACTATAACATCACCTTTACTTAGGCTGTTAGTAAATTCAACTACTGTTTGATTTTTTGGTCCATTTCTAAGTATGTAATCAACATTTTCAAACAATAATTTATTATTAAGATACACTCGTACCCATAAGTCGTCTAAAGAAGCACTCTTATCGTAAACATCAATAGGATAAAATGTTCTTGTGTTATCTACAACAAACTGTCGTATCACTGATTGATTACTTAAATTATCTGCTTTTTCCCAGCCATTAACAATACTATATTCCGTTCTAGAAGTATAACGTCGTAAATAACCAGATCCAGTAATCATTTCTTCTGGATTAGATGCAAATGGACAATAGGTTAAACTATCTGTTAATAAATCAAAATGGAATAAGATATCGCCAACGTTCTCAATGCTTCTATAACTTAAAGGAAATCCTAACTCGCTATCGTTTGCTCCTGATCCTTCTACATATGAAAATACGTGGGTTCCAGTAAATGTCGATGATTCATAAACTGTAGTATCTGCATAACTGTTTTCTTCACAGTCATACACATCAAATAATGGCGACTGATTAACTGACGTTTTAGTTTGTGCTAATTTCCAAGTATCACCATTAAACCAAAACATCTTACCTGTATAAGTTTCACCTTGCTTACACAGCAATGTTTCGTTTTCGTTTGGAGTTGTATCGTCAGTTTCTTGTAATGTAATTTGTCTTATATTATTATGTACAATGAAGCGTACTTCGTAAATCTTGCCTTTAACTAATGGATCGGTATCAGCTGTAAATACTACACGCATACCATTAGTTAAATCAATACCGTCTACATTGTAACCTTCTGCACCTTCAATTGTGCTGAAGACATCCGTTGTAAAGTCGTCTACAAGGTCAACATTTCTCTTAACGCTAGTACCAAAGTTAAACAGTTTTAATCCTGCTTCAAATTCAATGATAGGACGGGTAGCACGTTGGCTTTGATCTAATTCTGGATCTTGTCCATTAATTTGTTCTGCTAGTTCAATAACACTCTTATGGAACCAACGATTATACTTTGACCAGAGGTTGCCGTCTGGGCTTGCACGATTGATAGTAATGTAATCTTTGTTTATTGGATAACCAAGTGCTTCAGAGTATGGAAGTCTATCAAATCCTTCATTATCAAATTCTACTAATAGATCTTGAGTAAATGCACTTGGTACATTTAATTCTTCTTCAGAAATTAATTTAATCTTGTTGCCTACACCTTCAACATACCAAGCACCTTCACCGTATTTTGTTGGAGTAACTTCGCCAGTAAACTCTACCTTCATACCGTTTGATAATGCAAAGCCTGCGCTAGTTGTATAAGTTTTCTTGTTAAGGATTTCATTTTCAACATCTATGAAGGTTGCTTCAGCAATGTCTCTAACCTTAATCATACCACCTGCATAAATGTCACCGTCTGACACATAATAAATTATGTCAGGAGTTGCAGCATCTAGTGTAACTTCAATTGTTCCTTTTGAAACGCCTTGTTGTGAAACCTGTGTAGAAAGATTAAAGGTAGTATCTATAGCCCAAAAACTTAAATCTTCTTCAAAAGTTGCACTTGCTTTATGTTTCCCAACAGCAGAATATATGGTTCCATTATATGTAACTAAATCGCCTAGATCATATATTCTAGTGCTTCTCCATATAGGGGCATTTTCTCTACGTGTTCTAAATGATAACGGATTATTAGGCGCATTAATTTCAAATTTATATGTTATGCCTCTATACAATGTTAAACTAGGGTTCTGTGTTACTCCATTTGGAGTAAAAACATACCCATAATTGTCGTTGTTGTTTACTTCTGTAACAGTGTATGTGCTTTCTACTTCAATTGTTTGTCCAGCAACACCAACAGTTTGAGGTCCGCTAGGTAACCAATAATAGTCACGAAAGTTTACAATCTTATCCCAATCAATATGCGGATTCCACGCATAATATTCTTGCCTATTTAAAAGACTATGATTAGATACATTGCCTTCAAGGTTACTGATTTGATTAATGTAATCAGTATAATCACCATAAAAGTTTACGTTTCCTAATTCGTCTTGGATTACAGCAGCAGGTTCTAATTGATAATTTTCTCTATCCGTGCTTACGTCACCAATATAAAAATCACCTGAAGTATAACCCTTTGCTTGTTTACGCCCAAAATAACCATTTAACTTTTCAGCGGTACCCGGCTGGATTAATTGATCCAAAGTACTAGACAAAAACTTCGTGTTTGTTAGAGTTCTAAAATACTTAGGAAGATGGTAAGCACTGCGACGCTTATCGTCACCATCAATTGGTGGCGGATACTCAAATTGATTATTTTCGTTTGCCATTAGTAACTAAGGCCTCCAGTTGTTGAGCTAGAATACGTACTACTACTTTGCACGCCAGTGTTATTGCTAGTTAATTCTGTTACTATTGCTCCTGACGCTTTTAGTCTTGAAGCTGTAATACCATCAATAATGTCAATATCGTTAACAACAGCAGAACTGATAAAAATCTCATCTGCTTCTGATTTAATTTCGTATAACGAACCAAACGTTTGATCTTCTTGAACCGGAACAATTACAAATGTTACCAAATCTGGACTTAATTCGTTCATTACATAACTTGCTAATTCTGAGAAGTAAAACTTATCACCAAAGTCCCAGTTTTCTAATGCAAAGAATCTATTCACTGCACTAATGATATCTGATTTAAGTTGATTATCGTTGATAACCAAATCTGGATTTTTAACTACTTTAAATCTTGCTTGCAAATCTGACTCCGCTTTACTTCCAAATAACGCTTTGTACTTAACAGGATGATAGATGATTTCATCGCTAAGTGACTTAATCTTATTAAGTTGGGTAGAATAACTAATGAATAAGTTATCGCTGCTTGGAGGTAATGGTTTAGAATTAACTGAACCGTCTAACCAGGATCTATATTCTGTATCATAACTTCTAGTTAATAGATAAGTGTCTACAATGTTACTTGCACTAGGATCAATTCTATTGTTTTGATCAGCAGCGTGAATGTATTGGAATTTTAAATTATCTCTACCTATGCGTGCTTTATAATCTGTTACGATAGTTAATGTACTAGACGTTAAATCTAATTGTTCAAATATATCTTCGTCGATGTAGTAGAATAATTGTCCGTCATCATACTGGCTTAGTGCGCCAATGTTTGATTTAGTATCAAGCACAATAATGCCCAATGACTCTTTTGTTACATAAACATAATCGTTAACGCCGTCTGTAGAAACAATTTTTTGTAGGAATATTACCTTGTCTGTTTCGTTTACAGTTTCTTCAACAATATCTTTAAAGATTTCTGGATTATCTACAACACCATCATCATCGTCATCGTAGAAACTTACTTGGATTTTTTTGCTATCAATATAGCCTTCAGCGTCACGATATTCTTCTACAATTTCCCAGTCAAAATCGTGTGTAAACGGAGTTACTGAATCTGGTTGCGTATTAATGCTTAATACTTTGATCTTATCCTTAACTATCTTGCCTGTTCTGTTGTTATAAATTTTATCGCTAGAATCGTAGTAAAAACGTATTTCGGCATCGCTTTCAAACACATAACGCATAGCACGATATGTTAAGGTATATTTCTCGCCATCTGTATTAAACAATAATAACCAACTAGCATCTAATTGTTGATTTGTAGTGTCACCAGTCTTACCAGTAGAGAACGGATCTGCAATGTTAAGATTATTTTCTGTAACCAGTCTCCATTCACCTTGACTTTGTGCATATCGTAAACCAAATGTTTTGTATGCAAAGATTTGATCTGTAACCTGTGCTTGAACATCTGCTGTTAAAGTTGTTGGTAATGCAGTTCTAATCTCTACTAATCTTGCACCGGTTGGGATTACATCATTAAATGAGATAGGACCAGTACCGTCATCTTGTACTTTGGTACCATCATCAATAACGTTAATAACCTTAACCCAATGATATGCTGTACCACCTCTATAATCTGGTTGACCTGGCACTAGTTCACCGTTTAAAAAATGATATCCTGTAGGTGGCTCAAATCTAAGTAATGAATTTACTTTAACATATTTCATATTAGAACCTGTATAGGTTCCAGTCTTAACAGTGATACCATTTGTATTAATTAAGTATCCTGTAGACAAATTAGTTGCCGTGCTAGATTGCACCCAAGCAGCACCTAAATCCTCAACTAATAACTGTGGAAATTTATCTAGGTAATAATTTCTAACTTTTATATTTTTTAGAATAGGTTCAATAGTGTTCACTATTGCGCCTTCAATATCAGTTAAGGTATCAAACATAAACGAAGTTTTTAGATTTAAGTATTCCTTATACAACGCACCGTCTACACCAAATAAATTAGTTTTAGAATACTTTCCTGTAGCATCAATTAAATCAAAATATCTTGAAATACCGCTTGCTGTTCTATTAACTGATTTTGCCTTTACAATTTCTTGACTTATAGTTAATGGGCCAATCTGATAATCTTCAGCAGTGACCATTCTGTTTTGTGTATAATAAGTCGCAGGAGCATTTTGCTTAATGCTTGTATTAGATTCTGCAACAGAACTGTTATCAACCGTGTATTTTAATTCAAGTGTTAAGGTAATTGTTTCTGCTTTGCCAGCACGTGATACATAAGGAATACGTACACTGATTCCACGCATATCGTCCGGAGTAACAATTAAACGTTGATTCTTGCTAGTACGATAATATACACGGAAACTTCCTTGCGGTAAGTTACCAAATACACCATCTGAGAATATTAACGAAATTCTATCTTCAATTCTAGTTAACACTGAATAAATGTTGCGTACATTTTTATTCAAACTATTGTAGATAATATTGTTGCCTTCAACTGCATCAACTTTAGTCCACAATTCGTTTTCATTACCTAAACTATCTAATTTATACAACCAAACATCACTGTTATTAACATTACGTGCATCTACTGCTACTACTTGGTTAGTAGACGGATTAGTAACATTAAATGTACCTTGGTCTAGTGTACCTTGGCGGAAGTGGCAGAAAAATCCTGTATTTGAACTTGCAGGACCTCTACCATCATCTCTGTAAACAAACGCAAAGTTGTTGCCAGGGAATGGTGCTTCTTCGCCTATAGTATCTGATGTTAAGTCAGTTGACACTACTTCAAACGATGCACTCTTTCCGTCAACTGTTTTATTAAAACTGTATGCAGGAATATCTGTATTTGTAGAATTAAAACGATACTGCTCTGTAGGAATACCGTTAATTGTTTCATCTTTAACTGGACGACCAAAAGTTCCGTTAACTGGGAGTCCGGCGTTTAGTATTCTAATAAACTGCTCGTACCAGTCAGAGTTTGAAGGATCATTCCAAAGTACTGTTTGATTTTCTAAGTTAATATTATTTGAATCGTACACTTCTTCCGTAGTAGAAACTGCGCTAATCTTTAGCAAACCATTTGCTGCTTGGTTACGCTTAGGATTATAAGAAAGCAAACGTGCTAAACGTAATACACTTTCACGACGTTCTGCTAGTTCTAAATAGTTTTCACGAGCATTTAAGTCAATACGGAATGCGATGTTTTGACCTAGGAAAGCAATAAGATCTACTAGTGCTAGATATTCTGAACTTTCAATGTAATCATTAAAATCTTCTGGATAATTTTCACGCAAATAAGAGATCATTGTTCGACGTAAATTATCGAAATCATATGATTTAAAATTGGCATTGCGGAAGCTCTGATATACACGCTTCCAATCTTCTGCTGCTAGTAATCTGTTCTGTCTATCTGTTGATGACATATTGCATTCCTCTTATACTATATTTATTTGAACTAGTAAACTGCGTAGTTAATTCTTACGATAAAAACCCGGCACTTTCGTCAAACTGCATACGCATAGTTTCGGAAATATTATATGGTAAGTAAGTTAACGTACATTCTATCTGTATACCGCTTTCGTAACTATCTACTACTATGTTGTCAACGCTTACCCTAGGGTCGTAATTTACTATTGTTGTAACATTTTGCACAATCGCATCTTTCAATGCTGGTGTTAAAGGTTCAAAAATAGCGTCCCAAATAATCGTACCAAATTCAGGGTTCGAAAGTTTTTCGCCTTGACGAATATGAAAGTGATTGATAAGATCTTGCTTGATTAATGCAATGTCATACAGTGTTGTATTAGTAGCGTTAGGATTTACCGTGCTGATTCCTCTATAGGCTTTACTACCTGGCACTGATTGTGATTTTTGATTACTAGGAACGTTAATCTGTTTGTAAATGCTTTTTTCTATTGTACTCATTAGATATAATCTCCTAGGTTATCATCCCACTCTTTACCCGCAGTTGACGCAACTTGTGTAGTTGTGCTCGAGTTACTCGTATTTATTTTGGCTAATTTTGTTCTTACGTCAAGCAATGCGCTTGATGCTGCAACCTGACCTGCATTAAACACTTCAGCACCTTGTTCTACTATAGTTTTAAGTGCGCTTGGATTAAAGGTTTTATCAAGATCTTTTACCAACGTTTGAGCAGCAGCAAAGCCCATTTTTGCTCCGGCAACCGCAGTATCTATTGCAGAGTCTAATGCTGACACTGTATTCACTGACAAATCAGTTTTAACTGCGTCAGCCGCAGCGGATACTTCAGCAGGTGGTTCAGCAGCACTACCTGCTTCTTCTTTTGTTTTGATAACTCCACTATCTGCAGGAGCATCACTTGTATTGCTAGGTGCTGCTTTTTCTTTTTGCGGTGTTGGGGTAGCAGCCTTACGGAAAGTATCTGGAGTCTGTGTAAGCCACGTTGGTTCCATTATTATTGGTTCTTTAACAACCTCTGGCTCATCTGCAGGTTCTTCTTCAGATTGCAATGCATCATCTTCTGCTTGTAATGCTTCTTCTGCTGCTAGTGCCGCTGCTTCTTCTTCTGCTGCGGCTTGCTCGTCAACTAATTCTTGTAATTCTTCGTTTGTAAGTGTAGGATCTAATGTAATATCAGTTTTTAGAGATGTAACTGCTGTTGGATCAAGATTTTCGTGATGTCCCCAAGGCTCGTGCATAGGAACACGTTTCATCATACTTAAGAATTTTTCTCTATCCGTAGAATCATATTCTCCGTCTTCTTCACTCCATAAGTAAGGATTAGGCAAATCAAATGTTTGAAACACTTCAAGCTCTTGCGCTGCTTCTGCTTCTGTTTGGCTTTCGCTATTCATATGAATTTCTGTTGCGTGTTCAACTATATTACCTCTAGCAGTGGTACGTTTATCACCCATTACTTTGTTTTCGTCGTTGCCAAGAACCTTGACTAATTTGTCTTTTGTAACATACAACTGATAATTTTCAACACTTTCCATTTTTATATTCTTTAGTGCTTTAACATTAAAATCTCTACCTGCTTCAATGTTAATATCTCTGTCTGCTCTAAAGTTTAAATCTTTCTCTGAATGTATGCTAATACTATCCTGTGCATATATGTCAATCTTGCCATTTGCTGTTAATTCTATCCAGGTAGTGCCGTTAGCGTTTGCAATGTATATCAGATCTTCTGTATTATGTAAAAGTATTTGATGGCCTGTACGAGTTTTTAAACGAACAAGTTCATTGTGAGGTAACGTAGGATCACCGCCAGTTTCTCCTGTTTCCTTGTTTGAATACTTCATTGGACTATCAGTTGCTTTGCCTTTCCTTAATAACGTAGCATCACCGTCATCCATAACAAATGTACTGCCGCCTAATCTGTTAAATGCAGTTTGAGACTGAGCAAAATTTTCTCCGTATTTGATACCCGGTGTACCAGATCGTCTATCTTGAGGTCCTGGTGTAGAAAAACCAAATACTGTACTAGGTACTTCTCGTCTTGCAGAACTAGATGTTATGCCCCTAGTTTCATCTTCACTTAAACCTTGTAAATCAAGTATGTTAAGATAGTCAGTGTTTACTGGTTTGATGTATCGTGTTGGATCTCGACCAACAGCAGATTCTGTTTTCTTATTATATTCACCTACTGGTAATTTTACTGTGTTGTCTTGATTGTTGTAATTAGTAGCAGGATTTCCTCCTGGAACCATAAAATTCATATAATCGTCTTGTACGCAACCTATCCAAAATCCTTGACCTCTATTGCCTTCTGCAAATAATACTAGGACACGAGAACCTACATCAGGTGGTACCATCCACCATCCGTAACTTTTTTGTGTAAATTTATAACCAGTATTTTTTGTTAAACCATCATAAGAAGTTGTTCCGTAGAAAGGACTTAGATATCTTGCTTGTGCAAGTCTACCTGGACTATTAGGAGAGTTACCAGACTCAGAAGAAAACAATATCTCAACTTCTAAAGTACCCATATACTTAGAGTCGAGATGATTTCTTACTATTGCAACATACGGTCCCGGGTTGCCTTTAGGATCAAAAAATTTCGCACTGGTTCTTGCGACTTCATTTGCCATATTAGATATAATCTCCTAAATTGTCATCCCATACTTTACCTGCATTAGGATTATTGTCTACGTTTTTAGCAATATCAGTTATACCAGCTGGTAACTTTCCTTTAGTTATACCATCAACAGCACTTTGGAACTTACTGAGATTGCCTAAGAGTCCATCAGCAGCGCCTGATAGATCAGATGCTATATTTGACAATGCGCTACCTTGAGCAAGTATGCCGTTAAGTCCGCCTAGACTACCTGCCGACGGGTCAAATCCAGGAGGAATAAATGCGCCAACTGTTTGGTCTGGTAATGGAGAAATCTTACCTGCTGCACCTTTCTCTGCTATACCAATAGAATCGCTTAGTGGCTGTGCTCCGCCTGTGTCACTTTCTTGATTACGTCTGCGTAATGTTTTAAGTTCTTGTGAAAACAATCCTCCACTAAATTTATTTCTTACTTCAGTAACCTGATATAATCCGCTAAAGGCTCCAACTGTTTTTGTTCCACCGTCTGGAAAATCCATAAATCCGTTACTGCCAATATCTATTGGTGTTCTAAAATTAACAATAATGTCTACTTCAGAGCTCTGATAATCCATAGCACCGTCTTCTGTCATATTAATCATACCAGAACGTTCAGAAGCATTATAATTGCCCATACCACTATCAGCAATGTAATAAGGATCTCCCCAAATTTCAAATTCTATAGCAACTAAGTCTGTATCGCTATTAACGATTGCATCATTAAATGATCTAGCAATCTGCGTTTCTGGATGTACTTCAACACCTGAACCTACTCCGCCTGATTCTGTTTTTGTAGTTGTGCCTGATTGTATCAAACCTGTAGATGAATTAATATTTCTACCATCTTGGGCGCCAGCAGTAAATGACTCTAAAGGTGCTCCTGGTTTATCTCTACCAGCATTAACTTGATCAGCGTGTAGCTGGCCAAAGTCAGACTGTACAGATGCCATAAATGCTGCATTGAGTTGTATATCAAAGTTTATGATATCGTCATTCTTACCGGTATAGATATAATTGTATTCCTTCAGTGCTTGCTTTTTTAATTCGTTGTACCCTGGTGGGACTTGAGTTGGTGCAGCAATTTTTGATGACTGAACACTGTATGGCATTATTCTATACACATATACCTTTGGTGATCTACCAGTTTTCTCTACGTTTGCAGCATCAGTAACATTATATACATCTGTTTCTATCTTAAACCATTTTTTCATACCTTTGTCATCAGGATTTTCAGTAATAAACTTTCTTCCATATTCTGATAATAAAACTAATTCTTCTATAATTGTCTGTATCTTAGTTCCTTTAGGAAATTGTATTTTCTTTGCTTCGTTAGAAATGACAATGTCTTTTCGTTTAAAGACACCTGGATTCTCTTCGTCTTGGACAAATGCGGGTTTACCAAAATATGTCTTACCGCTATCGAGATAGCTCTTTGCAATTTTAGATTTTCCTATATCGTTAACATTTTCAGGTTTTTCAGCATATTCTCTTATGGTTTCGCCTAGTGCTGTACGTCTTACTACTAAACCTAAGATTTTACTAAGCTCTGCATCAAAATCTGCAGGGACTTCTCCGTGTTCAATACCTGTTAGTGTTTCGTAAAGATCTTGTTTTTGTTTTTCTGTTAAATCCTTTATGCCGCCGGCATTTTGTCCTGCACTTGATTGCGTAGTTGCTCCAGCGTTATCTTCAGCGGCGCCTGCGAGTTGTTCTTCAGCCGTGCTTCTTTTTGTAGGAAATAAAATTACATATTGATCACCGGTTTCTTTATTCTTAACTTGTTCGTGCTCAACTTCTCTAGTGTTTAGTTGTACAGCAAGACTCATTGGTCCTGTTTGTAACATTTCTATTAAAGTTTCACCTTCAATATCAATGTCTGCTTTTACTTCTTGTATTTCATCAGAAAACGCTTGTTCGTTCCAAGGTATCGCTGATACCGAATATGTGCTTCCTTGTTCTGATACATTGAAAGATGTATTAGAAAGTTTAAGAGGAAACATTCGTTTTGTTTCTGGTATCTTAACAAAGTTTCCACTATCGTCCCAACCTATAAATTCTACCTGTAGCAAAAAAGGTGCCTCAAGATAGTTTCTGTGCCCTGCCTTAATGCAAGCAACCTGTAATGTTTGCAAAAATTGTCCCATTGAGTACGGTTCTAAAACTTCAAACTGTAACTGTGTTGCATTCGTCTGTCTAGTCTTAGAGTTAGGAGTAATTAGCGAATTAATCTCGACATTGTCAATAAAGTACTCTGTTGTTATACCTTTTACTTGTTCTTGTAATGTCTTTACTTGATTCATTCCAGTACCGCCTGTTTTTAATACTATAGTACTAGGACCATTCTTTCTATAAGTGTTATCTGGATTGTTTATTTCGTCATTAGTTAAAGGTCCAAATGTAAAAACATAATTGTAACTAACAAACTTACTTAATTTATTTTCTATTGGACCGCCAGTATATGTTCCACCAGTTGCTAATGCACTTGCTGCGGTTGCTGCGTTTTCTGAAAGATTATCTACTGCACCAGCAATTTTATCTGCTGTAGCACCAATCGTATCTACAGCATTAGCCATAACATTAGCTGTAGTTGTTATTGACGCCGGAATACTATCAACAGCCGCTTGTGTTGCATTTTGTGCAATGTTTTGTGCTTGATTCTTTATGTTCTGCGTTATTGATGCCATCTCGTTAACCTAGCAGAGATTTTAAATTCTTACCTTTAGGCAAATATATTTGTGTCCCTGCAACAAAGTCGTAAATTGGATCTTTTAATGTATCCATATTACGTTGGGCAAAAACCCACCACAACTTTGCACTACCATATAATGCGTATGCCAACAGGTCTGGTCTATAACTAAACTGCGGTTGTATTTCATACAACACGTCGTCGTTTTCTGCAGGAACAGGTCTTATAGATAACACATCAAGATACTGACCGTTTACTATACGGGTTTTATTCCAAGGACTTGTTCCGTCATATTTTGCCATTATAGATATCCTTTGTCGCGGTCAAACAAGTAATCGCCTGCAACAAATAAATCAAGATTAAATTTATTAACCTTATCTCTGCTGTATGCCGGCATTAATTGTAATGCCAACGTTGATCTTGTTGGAGCCCAAGAACCTGTACCAACTGGTGCTTCAATATAGTCTACCTCTGGATCTAAGTTAACCGTAAAGTTTGTTAATACCACAGGTACATCTTTAAACACATAGTCGCCGTATCCGTTTAGTTTAACTACTGGCGGTGGTGCACCGTGTGTTTCCGTTTCTTCGCCATATGACATCTTTGATATTGATCTTAGATAATGTACAGCACCAATCCAATACTTTGCTTCTCTTGAATTCTCTACTGTAAAGTCACCTGATATTGTCATAGTGTCTACAGCACTACTTGAGTATACTGGAAACGGATAATTATTGTGTACAGGATCTACAGCATTGTACTTTGCTGTGTGAGAAATCATAACAGTTGGTGTGTACGGAAACACAAACCCATTTGTTTCTTTTAAAGGATTTAATAACGGACTATCCGTATATGTTCCAACTGGCGGTAGTGATAATCTTACTCGCCAATCTACATTAGAACCAGTGTCCCAAGCGGCACTTGCAAATGTACCCGAAACTGCGTCTGCTCCGGGCATTATGCCCACTGCTTGTAAGACTCTTCCAAGGTTAGTACTTGCAACAGCAGAGTATGCTTGGTCTGCTGCTTTTTGAACTATACCCGTTGCTGCTTTTGTTACTTCTGAACCTAAATCGAATGCCATAATTTTCAATCTCCTGCTAAGTATTTAGTTGACTTTTTAAACTGCGTATATTATAATGTACATTATTATTAGGAGTAGCCAATTGAAAAAAGTAAATTATCTAAACAATAAGGACCTGTTAGCAGAGATACATAAATCTAAAAATACATTTAGCGAATATGTTCAACCAGAATTCCATCAATACGATATTATCTTAGAAGATCTAGACAAGATTAATATTCGTACTATTGCAGAAGCGAAACGTAACAAAGCAAAGCGCCTTTCGCAGGAA